AAATAGTATTAATGTATTACCATCCTGATCAAGTGCAAGATTAGATATAAAATTATTTCGAGGGCTATACTTAACAATAAAATCTATTTCTTCTTGGTATTTGTTTTTAACAACTTGCCTGCATATTTCTTCTTTATATTTTAATAATAAGATCTTAATATCTAAATCTGCTAATGCCTTATTATCTATAAGTTCTTTAGTCGTAGTGACTTTATAAACTGGTCCAAATAAACCTTCTAATACTAACTGATGAGTTTGTGTTCCATCTAATGTTCCAGTAGTTCCTATTCTATATTGAGCTTCAGTACATTTTTCTAATATTGCTGTTAGCGATTTAGCCTTAAAGTTATGTGCCTCATCTCCTATTACCATACCGTATCTTTGAAACCACGAATGGCTTTCCTTATAAATCGATTGCCATGTAGTAATAGTAACTCGTTCTTTAAAATGGTATTTATCTTTACCTGCATATATCCTATGGCATTCGTTTGGTGCTTCCCACTCATCAAATTGGGAATAGTCTGCAAAGTCAGAATACATTTGTTCTACAAGTGAAGTAGTAGGGACTATTATTAACACATCGTTGTCGTACATTTCCAGGTAATATCTCAAAGCTAAATATATGATTAAACTCTTTCCAGATGCAGTAGGTGATAGTAAAAGGCTTTTAGTTTTTGCTAGCAAGAGCGAGAGTGCCGTAAGTTGGTAATCGCGAGGGGTTATACCCTCTCCGTTCACGCTAAGCCGTATTTCACTTAAAAACGCATCTAGGTCGTGGTCAAGGACCGTGTCAGGCCTTCCATAGAAGGCATCGTTATCTACCAAAATGTCGTAATTTCTTACATCTGCAAACTCCTTAAGATACTCAAATAAACCAGTATATAAAACCTTCTTTCTTAGGTCATATAACCGTATTTTACCATCCCACATTCTGTTTTTATACGCTGGCATAAACTTGTAGCCTGGCACATAAAAACAAAAGTGTTCTGATAACTCTTGTTCTATACTTGGTTCTGTTTTTATCTCAAGAAAAGCTTCGTTTTTCTTTTTAACTTTGATGCTATCCATTAGATTCCGCTAGTGAATTTTCTCCATTCAATCATGTTTTTAATAGTTTGATGTCGCCATTTTATATTTTCTAATATCTCTTTTAATGTATCACATATCTCTTGAGAGTATTGCATCTTGGCTTGATGTTCTTGAATTAGTGGATCTGAATCATAAAATTTATCCATGTCGCCTTTAAGTACAGTAAGTCCATTTAATGGGTTATAATCCCATCCCTTTTCGTCCATTTCTTCTTGACTCAATTTGCCGTTATAATGCGACCATTTGTCCTTAAGTAGCACTTTAAATTCAAGTTCAAGTTTTTTGAGTTTTAGACGATTAACACTAAGTAATTCTAGGTATTTGCCATGTAATTTCGCTGAGTCGCGAGATGATTCATCAAGAGCAAGATCCTTTATCTCAGAATCTTTTTTCCACATTTCTAATATTTTTTCTAAATTATTCATAATATCCTCATATCATATAGTATATATTATACCATAAGACGATTTAAAAGTACAGGGCTTATTTGAATTCGTACGAAGTGTATTCAAATGTAACAGTAGCTTTTAAATATTCAACTCCAGCTGTTGTATCAAATTCCAAAGCATCTAGTGATGTTGGAAAAATTCCGTTAAATCTCACTTCCTTGGATAGATTATTGTGAGAGTTTAAGATTAATAGAGTAGCATCTTCCTTGAAATCACCTTTGTTATTAACAAAATCATGCATCCAATTGTATGTCTCTATATAGTTATCTAGGTCTTCTGTGACGTTAAAGGTTAAACTTAAATCGCCAAATTCTAATCTGTTACCAGCTTCACTGAGTGCAACACCTTTATAAGGTATATCAACACTACCTAATGCTAATGAAGGTAAATTTACTGCAGTGCAAAAATATTCTATGTTCGCAAACTTATTACGATCAATAGTAAATTGAAACCCTACAGGTGATAGAAAGTTTTTATTTGTAGTTAATGTAGCCATATATCTATTTATAAGCAAAAGAAAGGGGAACTAAGTTCCCCTCTCTAGAATCTGATTAATTAATCAGTGGTTTACACCATGATGTCATCAATTCTGAAGATTCTGAAGTATGGGTTAGCACGGTTAGTACCAGCACCTGTAGCTGTTCCCACAAATGGGTTCTGCTGCATTCCATATCTTGTTTTGAATCCGATTCTTGGCTGGAAGTCATTCTCCCCAACTGCTTTAACCATAGTTAAAGGTACGTATGGGCAATAGAATAATCCTGCGTCATATGGGTTAGCTCCTCTGTAACCAACACATGCGAAATCAACAGTTGCATAAGGATCTATGTAGACCTTTAGCTTACCGTTAAGAACACCTGCGAAAGTGTTACCAGTATCATCAACATTTAATTCTGTTGATAATGCAGGAGTATAATCCATTTTACCAGCTGCTGCTAGAGCTGAAGCAACGTCTGAAGAAACGATTACAAAGTTACCTTTTCCTCTTCTTGTTGTTTTAGCAATAATGTTAGCTTCTCTTTCGAGTTGCATGATAAGACCTTTAAATCTTTCAACCATCCATCTACCATCTGAGTCAGTGTTGACATCAAAGATACCAGATACTGCTGTTGAAGATTGTAGAGCACCGATTGTTGCTTTCTGAAGAATTGTTCTAACAACTTCTCTGTTGATTTCCGCTAGGATCTCAGCAGATAGAATGTTAGCTAATTCGCCTTCAGCATCTAATCCGTGGATTGCTTTAAGGTCTTGTGCTAATTCCATTGTGTACTCAGCTTTTAGAGCTCTTGACTTAGCTTCAACTGTAGCTTTCTCGATTGAGAATGCCATTTCAGCAAAGTTAGTGCCGCCGCCGTCGCCTAAAGCTTCAGCTGCTGCTGTATTCATACCGCTACCGAATGTAGAAACTACATCAGCTTCGTCAGCGATAGAGCTACCTGCATCTCCTGAATCAGCTACTCCGCCTAAACCTGTTGGTTCAGCTTGATGAGTACCTGTTCCTGAGAAATCAGTATCAGCTTCGTCTAAGCCTAGTGCTTCTGCACCAGCTTGAGTTCCATATCTGGACTTCATAGCAAAGATTAAACCTGTAGGTCCAGTCATTGGCTGTACTCCACAGATATCGTATGCGATCAAATTAGGCATTGCTCTTCTGACAAGAGAGATTAATACTGGGTCAAAGTTTGAGATATTTGAACCTGTAGCATTATTAGCAACCTCGGAAATCATATTTCCTTGTGAGTGTGCTGCTTCTTGTCTGAGGGCGATTTCCTGGTTTTCTAACAAGCGAGCTGTAACAGCTTTCTTGTAACGGTCCGTAATTGGTGCAGCTTGATCATGCTCCAGCACTGGACTCCATTTTTCTATTAAGTTTGAATCTGCGTTAAACATTTTCGTTTTCCCCTATTTAGATTATTTATTAAATTTACTTATAGCTTGAGTGTATCTAGTCATGACATCAGATAAATCAACTTCTTGATTATCTTCGCCTAATAGACTGTCTACTTCGTCAGCTGTTTCATTAACTTCTTTTGTGAAGTATGATTCTTTAACAGTTTTTACTTTCATTTCGAAAGTTTCTTTGTTATCAAAATCAATGTCTTCTACTAAAGATGCTAGTTTTTCAGCTTCAGTTTCAGCAAGCCCTGAAGATTGTTCTCTAACTACTTGAGCTCTTTCGTGAGATTGAACTTTATTAAATAATTCGATTGAATCTTCTGTGGATTTATTGAGTTGTTCTTCTAGTTCAGAAACTTGTGAATTAAGATCATCCACTAAGTCTACTTTACCTTCTGGAACTTCAATGTAATGTTCTTTGAATACTGATTGTAATGAAGTCATAAATTCTTCAGCTATTTCAGTCCTAAGACCTTCAGTAACTGCTAGTTCATTTTCTTTCATCCAGTTTTCAACTACATAATTTAGGTATGAATCTACCTTCTCAACTAAAGAGCTCTGAATTTCAGAAACTTCTTCTTCGAGATTTTGCGCGTATTCGCCTTCAAGTCTTTCAATTTCTTGAGTTAACTTAGATGTTAATACAGCTTCGAATATAGCTCCTGCCTTTCCTCTGAATTCATCAGAAAGTGTAGCTTCTTCGTTTACCAATGCATCTAAATCTTCGTCGAAATCAACTGATTCAACTTTAGCCTTAGCATTGCTTGGCTTAGCCTTAATGGTCTTATCCCCTTCGGGTTTAACAGCATCAATAGCTTTTTTAACTGAACCGTCATCTTCGGCCTCGTCCATTTGTGACATTTTTGCAAATAATTTTTGCGCGTCTTCTTTTCTAGCCTTCTTAAGCATTTCAACAGCAGCTTGGATAACACCGGCTTTAGTTTTTGGCATAGATACTGCTTCCGCAACATCTTCTTCAACTACTTCTTCCGTTTCTTCCTGTACTTCTTCTGCTTCTGTTTCCTCGTCTAAATTCTCATTTTCAACAAGCTCTTCAGAAACTTCTTCTGTTTCAACATGCTCTTCGACTATTTCGTTTTCTATTTTGTCGATTGACATAACATTCTCCTATTTAGAGTTTTTTGAGTTTAGAGAGGAAATTTTTGAAAGCTCTTATTTCAACATCCGGTCTAACCGAAGGCCTAGCTTCTTTTATTTCAGTCTCAATTCTTTCAATTTCCTGTGGAACTAGTACATCATTCTCCCATATCCAATCGACTCCTTCCATAATACCATTGACAAATGCTGCAGGAGCACTAGGATCCTGTACAATATCAACAGTAGCTAATAGAAAGTCGTCATTCACGAATGTTGTACCTTGTTTCTGCACAAGACTACCCATACCACGACTTGATACTCCAAGCTTTACGCCACCTTCTAACAAACCTTTTACAATTTGTCCCATAGGGGTGTCTAAGATTGAAGCTTTTCCTACAACATCACTTCCCTCAAACCTGAGATCTGTGATTTTGTGTGAAACTTTATCAAGATTGATAGTCGGTCCATCTGGGTGATTTAATTCACCAACCGCTCTACCAGTCTTTACTTGTTCTGTAACGTATTTATCTACCGCTCTTTCCAAAATTTTCTTTTCGTAAATACGGCCGTTACGGTTCTTCTTATCTGCTTGCATAAATACGCCTTCAATTGCAAGTGATTTTTTACCGTTAACTTTTTCTTCGATAACCTCTATATGGCTATCATTATATTCTGATATTAACTTCATGTTAATCCTCTAAGATTTTTCTTCCTCTGATGTTTCTACATCTTTTTTGGAAACTAAAGTTGATGCAATTTCAATCTTTCTTGCATCTAACCCAGCTGATATTTTGTCAGCTATTATACCATCAAAGCTTTTATTTGCTGATACATTATCACCTTTTTTCAAATCATTAATTAAATTCTCAATACTCATAGTTTATTCCTCTGCTATTATTTATATAAATTATGTTCTTAACCGAACCTTGGATCGTCTGGATCTGGCATTATATTATCGCCATCGCCAGTTTCTTTATCGATCTGCTTCTTAATAAGTTCGATATCTTCGTCAGAAAATCTGAGAACGTTCTTTCTTACCCATTCATTAGAAATATATGTACCTACAAATTCATCTAATGAACTAAGCATATCGAATCTTTCTTTCCAGATTTCTGCTTCTTTCAATTCAGCAAAATAATTATCTTCAATATAATCAAACTGGATATTTTCTTTCCAATCGGCCCAGTCTTCTTTAGTGATAACACCTTTTAATAATAATTGTGTTTTAAGCAATTGCATGAATAGATCACTAAATCTCTTTCTTAATC